AAGCTACAACCTATAGCAATACCTACAGCAGGTAAAGGTTTTTGGGGAGCAATATGGATGTGGTTGACAGGTGTACGCACTTGGAAAGTCGCAGAAGATTGGCTTTTTAGAATTGAAGGAGATTGGTATGTCATTCCAGCAGGATTTGTATTTGATGGAGCATCAATACCAAAATTCTTACATACATGGTTATCACCAACAGGTGTGTTATTAATGGGCGGATTGGTACATGATTATGCATACAAATATGCAACATTATTAAAGAAAAATAAAAAGAAAACTATCGGTAATATCACTCAGAAAAAAGCAGATCTAATATTCCGTGATATAAATATCGAGCAGAATGGATTTCACTTATTAAATAAATTAGCTTATTGGGCTTTAAGGATAGGTGGATTCGTTGCATGGAATGGACACAGAAAAATAAACGCAAAAATAAAACTAGGAGAATAGAATGAAAGCAGGCGATCATTTATTATTGGCAGCTAAGAAACAAGCTGAAGGACAACTTGAAGTACATAAAGCTAACATTAAAGTATACCAAACCATGCCGGCCGGCATAGGTGAACACAGTGATGTAACCGAAGCAGTTATTGCAGAACTTGATAAAATGTCTGCAGCACATGATAGAATTGAAATGATAGAAAAATATTTTTCAAAAAATGATTAAAAAGTCCTTTACAAAGATTCATTTTTAATATATAATAGATACAAATAATCAAAAAGGTAAGAGGTAAACGAGATGCAACAATTTGTTGACACAAGGAATTTTTTGTCTCAGACTAAGTTTTACGAAGGCTACTCAAGATTTAAAGAGAGCGAAGGAAGATATGAAACTTGGGATGAGGCTGTTGATCGTGTTATTGATATGCACGAACAAAATTATATTACTAACAATAATAAACTACAACCATTTATAGAAGAAGCTCGTACGGCGTATAAAGAACAACGTGTTCTTGGTGCTCAACGTGCTTTACAGTTTGGTGGTGATCAATTAATGAAACACCAGATGAGAATGTACAATTGTACATCTTCGTATATCAATAGGCCGGAGTTTTTTGGCGAGGTATTTTATATCTTGTTATGTGGTGCAGGTGCAGGTTTCTCTGTACAAAAACATCATATCAAAAAATTACCAAAAATTCAAAATAGAACTAAACAAGCGAAAGGTTATATAGTTGAAGACTCAATTGAAGGTTGGGCTTCAGCACTAGACATTTTAATGTCATCTTTTTTCGTTGGTGGTGGTAAATATCCAGACTACGAAGGAAGAAGAGTTTTCTTTGATTTATCGCAAATAAGACCGAAAGGCGCTAAGATATCTGGTGGCTTTAAAGCACCAGGGCCAGAAGGCTTACGTAAATCACTCGATAAAATAGAACATTTACTTCAAGGTATTGTATTAGATTCCAAAGAACCAATACATTTGAAACCTATAAACGCATATGATATTACAATGCATGCAGCAGATGCAGTATTATCAGGTGGCGTACGTAGGTCAGCAACAATTTGTCTTTTCTCACCAGATGATGAAGAGATGATGAATGCTAAAACTGGAAATTGGTTTATGGATAATCCTCAAAGAGGAAGGTCTAATAACTCTGCAGTTATTGTAAGAGATAAGACCACACCAGAAGAGTTTGGCAAGATCATGGAATCAGTCAAGCAATTTGGTGAACCCGGATTCGTTTTCGTTGAGTCTACAGAACATACTACAAATCCATGTGTTGAGATCGGTATGTTCCCGCAGATTAATAAAAAGTCAGGTTGGCAAGGTTGTAACCTAACTGAAATCAATGGAGGCAAATGCAATACCGAGGAAGACTTTTATAAGGCATGTCGAGCGGCGTCTATCCTCGGTACCCTACAAGCAGGGTACACAGACTTCAAGTTTTTAACTGATACATCAAAACTTATTTTTGATAGAGAAGCTTTACTTGGAGTTTCAATTACAGGATGGATGAACAATCCAGATATTCTTTTCAATGAAAAGATACTTGAAAAAGGTGCAAATATAGTTAAAGAAGTTAATAGAGAAGTTGCTCAAATAATAGGTATTAATGCAGCAGCAAGAACTACTTGTGTAAAACCAAGTGGTAATGCATCTGTGTTATTACAAACTGCATCTGGTATTCATGCCGAACACTCTAATATGTACATAAGAAATGTGCAGATGAATAAAGAATCAGAAATTACTCAAGCAATCATGAAGACTAATCCTTACATGGTTGAAGAATCAGTATGGTCATCAACAGGCACTGATGTAGTTGTTTCTTTTCCAATACTACCTAAGAAAGGTTCAATGTATAAAGATGATCTGTTAGGTATTAAACACCTTGAACTCGTTAAGAAAGCTCAAAAGCATTGGGTTGAAACTGGCACCAATGAAGATCTTTGTGCCGATAAAGGTATAAGACATAACGTGTCAAATACTATTATTGTAGATGATTGGGATAATGTAGAAAAATATGTTTATGAAAATCGTGATGCATTTGCAGGTATTTCATTCTTAGCAATGACTGGTGATAAAGACTACAACCAAGCACCTAATACTGGTGTTATCGATTCTAAAACTATGGTTAAGAAATATGGTGATGCATCTATATTTGCATCAGGTTTAGTAGTGGATGCACTTAAAGTATTTCCAAATTTATGGGATGCATGTTCAACTGCTCAAGGTTTTGGTTTAGACTTATCAGTAGAGTCTTCAGAAAATTCTGCAAGAAAAGACTGGGTACGTAGGTTTGAAAACTTTGCAAATAACTATTGTGATGGCGACACTAAAGTATCTGAAGGTTGTTTGAAAGATGCATACTTATTACATAAATGGAAAAAGATTCAATCAAACTTAAAGCAGATTGATTGGAAAGAAGATATAAGAGAAAAGAAGTATACTGATGTTGATACACTCGCTGCAGCCGCCTGTGCAGGTGGCGCCTGTGAAATCGATTTCTAAAGTCGTTTCACCTTGCATAAAAGTATGTACGCTGCAAGATAATTTTTGCATAGGCTGCGGTAGGTCAACACACGAAATAGCGGAATGGTCAAAAGCTACCATCGAAAGAAAGAAGGAAATTCTTGAAGTACTACCAAATAGATTGCGAAGAATGCGATGAAACTACGTATGTGGGATCGTATGAAAAACCTACTTACTGTTCGGTCTGTGGCAGAAGAGCCGAGCCCGAAGAAGTTGAATCCATGGAAAAGGATTAACAGCGATAAGATGACGGACGTTGAAAAGATGGATAAAGGTTTCAACGGTAAGACTTATAGTATAAACGGTATAGACGTAGACTTTTAATGGCAAAGAAAAAATTTAAAAATCCTGTAGTTAATTGGATAGATCATAGACTCGGCATATTTTCGTTTATGAATCATGAATTAACTGAATATCCAACACCAAAAAATTTAAATTATTTTTGGAACTTTGGTTCTTTAGCAGGTATAACTCTTGTAATAATGATTATTACGGGTATCGTGTTAAGTATGCACTACACTGCACACGTTGATTATGCATTTGATTCAGTTGAAAGAATTATGAGAGATGTTAATCACGGGTGGTTGATACGATACATTCATATGAATGGTGCAAGTTTCTTTTTCATAGTAACCTATATACACATATTCCGTGGGCTGTACTACGGGTCATATAAGGCGCCGCGTGAACTTCTTTGGATTCTTGGTGTTTTTATATTATTGTTAATGATGGCAACTGCTTTTATGGGTTATGTATTACCATGGGGACAAATGAGTTTCTGGGGTGCAACGGTGATAACTAATTTATTTAGTGCAATACCATTGATAGGTGAACAATTCGTTACATGGCTTTGGGGTGGATTTAGCGTTGATAACGCGTTACTTAACAGATTCTTTAGTTTACATTTTGTGTTACCATTTGTGATAGTTGGAACTGTGATTCTACACTTAGTTGCATTACATCGATTTGGTTCAAATAATCCTATAGGTATTGACGTGAAAGGTACACAAGACACTATACCTTTTCATCCTTATTATACAATAAAAGATTTATTTGGATTAGGTATATTCTTGACATTTTTTGCCGCAGCAGTGTTTTTCTTTCCAAATTTTATGGGACATCCTGATAACTATATTGAAGCCAATCCTATGGTGACACCTGCTCATATTGTACCTGAATGGTACTTCTTACCTTTCTATGCAATATTACGTGCTATACCTGATAAATTAGGTGGCGTTATTGCAATGTTTGGTGCAATAGCAGTATTGTTTATATTGCCGTGGTTAGATAGACAACCAATAAGAAGTAGTAACTTTAGACCATTATACAAAATATTCTTTTGGATATTATTTCTTGATTGTATTGCGCTAGGATATCTAGGTGCTATGCCTGCCGAAGGTTGGTATGTTTTTGCTAGTAGAGTGTGTACAGCATATTACTTTTTTCATTTTTTAATTTTATTACCATTGCTTCCAAAATTTGAACCTACGAAACCTTTACCTATTGGAATAGATACGCCAATACTTCAAGCAACGAGTCCACTTATTCTAAAAGGTGCAGTTAATAAAAAAGAATAAATAATTAAATGTGGTACTATAATAATGAATTATTCGAAATAACACCAGAGGAATATCAAGGTTTTGTATATCAACTTACCGAAATTAATACCAACAAAAAGTATATTGGAAAGAAGAACTTCTGGAAACCTAAAGTTCTCCCCATCAATAAAACACGTAAGAGACGTGTACGAACGCGTATTGAATCAAACTGGAAAGAGTATTACAGCTCATCAAATGAAGTATGCCAGCTTGTGGAACAATACGGAAGAGAAAGATTTAAACGTGAAATATTAAAACTCTGTAAAACAAAAGGCGAAATGTCTTACTATGAAGCCAAGCTTCAATTCGACCACAACGTATTGTTTAGAGATGATTACTACAACAACTTTATAGGTTGTAGAATACATGCAAAACATTTAACAAGTTAATCACTTTTTCCTTTACATTTAGGTAAAAGTGTGGTAGAATTAATATAATAGAAAAGGAGTTTTAATATGCCAAAGAAAAAATCAAATATAATCGATTTTAAAAAAGCATCAGCAAAAAAATTTAATGACGAAAATGAAATAGTCTTTACCGTTGAAGATAAAGATTATCAGCTAGGTGAAATGGTTCATCAGGCTCATAACGATAACGGTATTGAATTTATATTTCAATTGGAGGAATGTGACGATGACGAGCCAACCGTTCACTGAAGTTGACTTGCTAAAGAAGCAGTTAGCCGAAGAAACTAAAGAGAAGTATACTCTATATAAGCGTGTTAAAGAATTAACCGAAGAACTTGAAGCGTGCAAAAATAGAAGTATCTTTAATTGGAATAAAAGTCCAGAATTAGCACCTAATTCTGGACCAGATGAAATACAAAGGAATAGGACTTAGTTAATATGTTAATCACTTTTTTTCAAATAAGTGCATTTTTTCCTTTACATTTACGAAAAACTGTGGTAGAATATATCTATAATGGAAAAAGAATTGATTAAAATAATGGAGAAATATAATGACATAGCGAAAGCAACCACCAAGTTATGTGATGGAAAAGTTGCATTAGGCAGAAGTAGAAGCATAGCGGGATTTACAGGTACGGAACTACCCAGGGAATCATCGGTGGAGTATAAAACGTTCCCTAGCCTTACCATGGGGCGGACCCATCGGTCGGTAAGGTTAGATGTCATGATCGCCGCCCCACAGAATTTGGAGGCTGTATATGCCTAGTCCATCCGAAATACAATCAATGCTACCACTATTTCTTCAACTCCTCTTCTTCGCGGTAGCTGGTGCATTGATTGTAGGTGTATTCTTTTCCATAGTTGGTTTCTTTTATCGTAATGCTATAGTAATAATATTAGTAGTTGCATTACTATTTGGAGTCAACTATGGCTATGTTGATTTAACAAATTTATTTGGAGCTATAAAATGACAATGCATTTAATGCCAGTTTACTACAATAACAATAACAGTAAAAAAAGAAAGAAGCCTTTTCGTAAAGCAGGCTGGCAAAAAGCTCAAGCTGAACACGATAAGTGGTTAATGGATAGAGGTGTACATCCATCTCAATTAAAGAATAAAGTAAAGAATTCAGGAATCAAAGCTCCTAACTATAAGGAGCATTCACGAGCTCTACCAACAAGTGACTACACCGGTCCTGTTGTTGGTAAGTCCAAACAAAATACTTACACTGGTACTTTCATCACCGGTATTGCTACTATGCATAAATCAAACATGGTACCTGTAAGTAAAAATGCAGATGCTAAAGAATACGCAACCATGAGGAGAAACTAATTAATATGTTAATCACTTTTTCCTTTACATTTGCTAAAAACTGTGGTAGAATATATCTATAATAAAAAATCGGGAGTTTATATTATGTTTAATTATGATACAATCATCAAACAACTTGAAGCAATGTCACCAATTCACCAAGATGAATTTGCTCAAAAGTTGATTGAGAAGAATAGTGGATTGGCTGCTGCCATATCTACTAAAATTAATATTGCTCATCAGGATAAGTATTACACCGATACTGAAGCAATGAATGAATCTCTTAAGTTAAGAGGTCATGCTTAATGAAGAATCCTATAGCAAAATATTTAATGTGCTCTTATGCATATTATGTTCTTGATAAAAATTTAATAACTGATCAAGAGTTTGATCAGCTAGCAAAATATATCTTAGAAAATTGGGATGCCATCGATCATCCACACAAATATCTACTCACCAAAGATATGTTAACAGCGGGTACTTACTTAGGTGAATATCCAAATATTGTAAAAGGCGCAGTCGGAGATTATATAAGGGAGAATAAATTATGAGTTTGACAGCATTAAAAGGTAAGAAAACCAAAAAGAAAGTTTTAAGAGCAAGAGCTCGTACAGGTTTAGCTGGTATTCCAGTTGACAAAGGTTTCAACGCAGTAAAGGACTACTTCCATTTACAGGTTGATAAAAAAGATTGTGTAAGTCAAGTTAAGACATGGGTTAAGAAAAACTTTCCTCAACCAGCTAAATACATTTTAGCAAATCCAGAATATCATTTTTCAATGACACATCATGCAGCTACTGCATTCTGGTATAATAATGACTTATATAAAAATAATGATGCAGATGGTAATACTGCTAAAGAATTTTTAAATAATTTATTTGATAAGATGATACCTTTAATTGAAAAAGGTAAAGTCATATATGAAGAAAAACAAAAAGCAAATAATATTGTTTCAATATCACCAGCCGTAAAGTTAATGAGAAAAATTAACAATACGATTATGCAAGAATTACTTGATCTAGAAGACAAGTGGATCGATGGTGACGATGCCACAATTAACATATACGATAGATTCAAGTACCATGGCTTAACAAATACTGCAATAAGTCACGTTAAGCCTATGATTGAGGGTTGGCTCCTTGATTATGAGGATGCCTACTATAAAAGATGTGAGCAGGCAGTTGAAGGATACTCCCACCTTAAAAAGTCAACTCTCAATCACCGAATTAAAGTTTGTAAAGCAATGTTAGAAGACCTTGAAAGAATTAGGTCTGCAACTAAAGCAACTCGAAATGTAAAGGTTAAAAGACCTAAATCGGTTGACAAGCAAGTTGCTAAAGTGCAATACAAAAAAGAAGATAATGATTTTAAAATCGTATCTATTAATCCAATTCAAATACCTACAAAGGCAAGGTTATATGCATTCAATACTAAAAGTAAAATGATTATTGAATACGTTACTGAAAGTGTCAATGGATTTGAAATATCTGGTTCAACTATTAAGAATTTTTCAAAAGGTTTAAGTAGAACTATATGTCTACGTAAGCCACTTGATTTCTTACCGATTGTTTTACAGAAAACGCCAAAGCAAATAGATGCTGCTTGGCAAACTCTTAAAACAAAAACCAAAGTACCAAATGGTAGGATTAATAAAGATACTATATTATTAAGGGTTTTAGACAAATGAAAGTAGAAGAACAATTTCTGACAAAGTCTAAATTTACAAAGCTTATTGAAAGCACTGTGGCTGATATGAAGTTACCTTACATGGATGCAATATTACACGTATGTGATAAAAATGATATTGAACCAGAAGATGTAAGAAAGTTTATATCGCCAATAATTAAAGATAAGCTTGAAGCAGAGGCAATGGATTTAAACTTTCTACCAAAAAAGAATTCCATTGACTCGTCACTTTTTGAATAGTCGTATATATATTACTATACAAAAAAATACTACAGTTAATATTTCAGTTAATAAGGAGACAATACTATGTCATTTGAAACATTAAAACGCAATCGCGGCACTAACATCAATAAAATCATAGAAGCAGCACAAGCATCTGGCGGAGGTGAACAAAAGTCCTATGTAGATGAAAGGATTTGGAAACCTACAGTAGATAAAGCCGGTAATGGTTATGCTGTCATTAGATTCCTACCGGGTAAAGATGGTTCAATACCATTTGTAAGATATTGGGATCACGGCTTTAAAGGTCCTACCGGTTTATGGTATATTGAAAACTCACTTACATCAATAGGTCAAACTGATCCAGTTGGTGAACTTAATTCAAAGCTTTGGAACTCTGGTATCGATGCCGATAAAGAAAAGGCAAGAGCTCAGAAAAGAAGATTACATTATGTGACTAACATATATGTAGTTCAAGATCCATCAGCACCTCAAAACGAAGGTAAAGTATTCTTATATAAATTTGGTAAGAAGATCTTCGATAAGATTATGGATAAAATGAATCCTGAATTTGCGGATGAAACTCCAATGGATGCATTTGATTTTTGGGAAGGTGCGGACTTTAAATTAAAGATAAGAAATGTTGAAGGTTATAGAAACTATGATAAGTCCGAGTTCTCTGTACCAGCGACCTTCCTTGAAGGTGATGAAGCTAAATTAGAAGGTGTATATAATCAACTACACGACATCACTGAGTTCACTAATCCAAAGAACTATAAGACATATGATGAACTTAAAACTAAATTGATGAGAGTTCTTGGTGAAGATATGACTTCAATGGGGTCAATGGCTATCAAAGAAGAAGTCAAGATGAATGATCCAATTGCAGCAGTTGAACCAGTCACTGCCGAAGAAGTCAGTTCAGAAGATGAAGATACAATGTCTTATTTTGCTAAGTTGGCGAAGGAAGACGCTTAGGTACCGAATCCCTGAATTTGTTTACCTAAATTATCTCTAATATCAAAAGCGCCACTGCCACCTATAGCAATGGCGCTATTTTGATATGTATTAATATTATCAGAATTTACTTTAACAGTACCAGCATCGATAAGATTTCCATCTATGCTTGCACTTTTTCCATCTTTTTGAAAATATTCAGCCAAAGTTGGACCGCTGCCTCCACCTATTTTTGCCATAGTAGGACTATCAGAATAAATTTTACCAAGACCTAACATTCCGTCCATCATTTCTGGGCCACCACCACCAGTTATGTTTATTCCAGCATCTATACCTTTTTGAGTCATTGTTCCTTTTAATTTATTTGCTCTCGTATCCATGGCTAGCTTTTGAGATGATTCTTTATTATTCAATACATATAGTAAACCGCCCATTGCGGCCAATGGTAGAAGTACAGGTAAATTTCCAACCATTGACATGCCAAATCTTCCTGCGTTCAGTAAACCTTTTAGAAAACCAGAACCAAGACCTTTAGCATTCTTAATAAGACTTCCCATCGATTCAGTTACTTTAGAAACTACCTTTTTACTAAATGAACTGGTAAACATGTTGTACATGCCCATTCCTAAATCTGCAACTTGTTTAGTTAAGTATGCTAAACCACTAACAAGAAGCGCAGTGTCTACAGTGTCAAGCCCTTTAAAAATACTTGTAAATCCACCAACATCTTCACCTACGGGTTTAGTGTCAGTACTAAATTCACCGCCTCCTTCATTTGCTACTTTTTTGTCATCACTACTAAACAGACCAGTTGCATAACCTATACCGGCTAAAGCCATTAACACTCTACCTACTCGCGTTCTGGCCATTCCTTTAAGAAGAAATAATGATCCTGCCGGTGATATTAAAAATGCGGCTCCACCTAAAAGCTTCAGTGCATCAACAGTAGAGTCTACACTAAAATTACCTTTTAATATAGCATTGATTCCTTTAAGACCATCTGCAACACCAGCATTTATCTTTTTAAATATATCACTCAGCTTAGGCAT